TGTTAGGTTTACCATTTGAATCAGAAGTTGCTGATAAATTACAGACCGACATTTTTGAAACAATATACTTTGCTGCTATGACATCTTCGAATGACTTAGCGAAGGAACACGGACCATATGAATCAATTGCAGGATCACCAATCGAAAAAGGAATTTTCCAATTTGAGATGTGGGGTAAAACTGACAAAGATTTATCTGGTCGTTGGGATTGGAAAAAATTAAGAAAGAATGTCGTTAACTATGGTGTTAGAAATTCATTATTGGTAGCACCGATGCCAACTGCATCTACCGCACAGATTTTAGGTAATAATGAAGCGTTTGAACCATTCACAACAAACTTATATTCACGTAGAACATTAAGTGGTGAGTTTGTTATGATTAACAAACATTTGGTTGCTGATTTATTGAAGTTAGGATTATGGAATGATACGATTAAGAATAAGTTAATCATGGAAAATGGTTCAGTTCAAAACATTCCTGAAATTCCAACTGAAATGAAAGAAGTTTATAAGACGGTTTGGGAAATGTCTCAAAAGAGAGTTTTACAAATGGCTGCAAATAGAAGTGTGTTCATTGACCAATCACAGTCATTGAATTTATTTGTGGATAATGCAACTAAACCTAAATTATTGGCAGCCCATTTATTCGGTTGGAAATTGGGTTTAAAGACTGGTATGTATTATTTACGAACTAGAGCGGCGGTTGATGCAATTAAAGGATTGGGTGTTGACACTTCATCGTCTAAACCCGTTGAACAACAAACCCCTTCTGTGAATAACGTAGAAGTACCTACAAATAATACGTTAATTAGTGAACAAACACCCGAAGTTGTAATGACATCGGAAAGACCAACAGATTCACCGTTTGAGTGTGAAGGATGTGGTTCATAAAACAGATAGGTAGAATAGTACAGAATAATAATCCCGACTTCGGTCGGGATTTTTTGTTTATTAATATTTTATATTAGTTTATATTTATAGGTATGGCGGTAACATATGGTATAGATTTTCCATTTAGAGATAGTCCAAAGGGGACTTACCTAAAAATGACAGAAACACCTGAAAGGGAAGTTCGTGCGAATTTGATTCATCTATTATTAACAAGAAAAGGAAGTCGATATTTTTTACCGGATTTTGGTACTCGTTTATATGAATTTATTTTCGACCAAAATGACGTTGTGACCTTTAATTTAATTGAGGAAGAAATTAGAGAAGGAGTTAGAACATATATACCAAATTTAGACATTAACTCAATTAACATCATGTCAGCTGAAGACGACCCCGATAGAGATAAATTATATTCGCAAGATGAAGATGCGAGATTATTTAGAGTTTCGGACGACTCCACAAGACCATATACCGCAAAAGTTAAAATTGACTATACGGTTAATAACGGAACGTTCACTTCTTCCGACTTTGTAATTATAAACATATAAAATGGCAAAAAAAATAACATACGCAACGAGAGATTTTGCGGGTTTAAGGGAAGAACTTGTAAACCTGACTAATGATTATTATCCTGATTTAGTAAAAAATACTAATGACGCATCCATCTTTTCAGTATTATTAGATTTAAATGCTGCCGTTGCAGATAACTTACACTTTCATATAGATAGAGTTTGGCAAGAAACAATGTTGGACTTTGCACAACAAAGACAATCATTATTTCATATTGCAAAAACATATGGTTTAAGATTACCGGGTAATAGACCTTCGGTTGCGTTATGTGACTTTTCAATAAATGTACCCGTTAGAGGTGATAAGGAAGATGAAAGATACTTGGGTATAATAAAAAGTGGTGCACAAGTATCAGGTGGAGGACAAGTATTTGAAACATTAGAGGACATCGATTTTTCAAATCCATTTAATAGTAAAGGTGAACCAAATAGATTAAAGATTCCAAATTTTGACGGAAATAATAAATTAATATCATATACTATTACTAAAAGAGAGGCGGTTGTAAATGGGGTAACAAGAATTTTCAGAAAGGTTATTACTGAGTTCGACCAAAAACCGTTTTTAAAAATATTCTTACCTGAACAAAATGTTTTGGGAGTAGTTTCCGTAATCCATAAAGATGGTACAACGTTTGCTGGTAATCCAACAAACTCGGAATTTTCTGAAATTGCGAATAAATGGTATGAGGTTAAATCATTAATGCAGGATAAAGTATTTGTACCTAACCCTACAAGTTCATCAGATAAGAACAATTTCAAGGCTGGAACGTATATTGATGTAAATAATAAATTTACAACTGAATACACACCAGAAGGATACTTCTCAATGATTTTTGGGTCGGGTTCAGTTAATCCAATGGATAACCTTGACAACTACATTACAGGTCAATTAAAAGTAAATTTAGCAACATATCTTAACAACCTTTCATTAGGAGCAATACCTAAGAATAACTCAACAATATTTGTGAAATATCGAATTGGTGGAGGCAAAGATTCAAATTTAGGGGTTAACGTAATCACGTCAATAGATACTGTTGAATTTAACATAAACGGTCCAATATCAGGAACTAATACACAGGTAGAACAATCTTTAAGAGTAACCAACGTAACTCCAGCTGTAGGTGGAGCAGACCAACCGACAATTGAAGAAATAAGAAACATGATTTCTTATAATTTCGCTGCTCAAAATAGAGCGGTTACCTTAAATGACTATAAATCATTAATTGAAACAATGCCATCAATATACGGAGCACCTGCTAAGGTTAACGTAATGGAAGAAAACAATAAAATCAGAATTAAATTATTATCATACGACGAGAAAGGTAATTTAACTGATACAGTATCTAACACATTAAAAAACAATATCTTATCTTATCTTTCAGAATATAGAATGATTAATGACTATTTGGATATTGTGAGTGGTGAAGTTATCGATTTAGCTTTAGAAGTGGATTTGGTTGTAGATAAAAACGAAAGTCAAAGTGACATTATTAAGTCCGCAATTGAATCAATTATTGAATTCTTTAGAATTGAAAAGAGAAAAATGGGAGACCCATTAATGGTAGGACAATTATCTAATTCTATTGGTAATGTACCGGGTGTTGAGAACGTAGTAAAAATTAGGGTATTCAACAAAATCGGTAATGAATATTCGTCAGCACAAGTATCACAATCATATGAAGACACTGCAACAAAAGAGATACGTCAAACTAATAGTGTAGTGTTCATGAAGAACAATCAGATATTCCAAATTAGGTTCCCTAATAAAGATATTAAAATAAGGGTTCAAACTCTCGGTTCGACTACATACTAAGTAAAATTTTCTTTATTATAATAGAAAATCAACTACTTTCTATTTATTAAAGGAATGGTACAGAAACATAGAATCTCAACAAATATCGGTAAAGACCAAGTAGTAAAAGTCGAATTAAAACAAGACTTTGATTTACTTGAAATCTTATCATTAAAATTTACACAAAAAGAAGTGTATACCTCACTTTGTGCGGATTACGGAGTGGTTTGTGGTAGAATTAGTGTTAATGGTGGTTTTGGTATTCCAAATGCAAAGGTTTCAATATTTGTACCTTTAACATTGGAAGATGAACAAGACCAAGTCATTTCTACCCTTTATCCGTATAAATCAACCAACAGTAATGACGATAACAACTATCGTTACAATCTTTTACCTAAGAGAAAACAACATTCTGGACACACACCTACAGGTACATTTTTTGACCAACAAGACATATTAACTAGAGAAGAATATTTGGAAGTATATGAGAAATATTACACATATACAGTTAAAACAAATGACTCTGGTGACTTTATGATTTGGGGAGTACCACTTGGTACACAAGTCGTACATGTGGATTTAGATTTATCCGATATGGGTTGTCAATCTTTAGTTCCTTATGATTTAATATATGAGGGAATATCTGAAGAAAAATTTGAGAATAAGTACACATACATGGCGTCAGATAACCTGAACGCATTACCTCAAATTATTTCATTTGACAAAACAGTTGATGTATATCCATTTTGGGGTAATGAAGATTTATGTGAAATCGGAATCACGAGAACAGATTTTGATTTAGGGGAGAAAGGTGTAAGATTAGAACCATATGCGGTTATGATGGGGTCTACATTTTCAGACGCCGCGGAAGACTCATTAGGTGTAAATTGTAACGTAGATAACCAACAAGGGGAAAAGTGTAAACTTACCACCAAGAAAGGTGATATTGAAGCAATTAGGTTTACGGGTGAATATCAAAAAGATTCAAACGGTAACCCAAACATGTTAAGACCGATACTTGAAAAACTACAAATAGATAGTAAAATTGGTGAGGACGGTATTTTCTTTTTTAGAGTACCGATGAATCTTGGATATATAACCACGAATGAATTCGGTGACATTGTTGAATCCCAAGATAAGAAAATAGGTATACCGACAAAAGGAAACTATCGTTTCAGAA